CCTTAACACCACACGTCAAAGTGCCTGAACTTAACCAAGTTGTCTGGGTTATGTTTGAGCAGGGCGACATTAACTTTCCAGTATGGATGGGAGTCTACCTATGACAGAATCAGCTATATCATTTCCGTTCTCTATTGATAGCCGAGGCTCTATTGCCTACACCACGGACATCAACAAGATATGGGAAGACCGCGTACGGCTAGTTCTATTTACTAGCGAGCACGAGCGTGTTATGCGCCCCACCTTTGGGACTCAAATTAGAGACCTGGTGTTTGAAAGCAACTACTCAACAACTACTGCCGCGGAAAGAGTTGTGGCTGGAGCTTTTGCTCGATGGCTTCCTGCCCTAAAGCTGAAAAATGTAATTGCCCTCCCAGACGACGTTAACGGAGGTTTAATCATTCAAGTTAATTATACTTTACCTAACGGTACTCCAGGTAGCCTGATGGCTCCTACCACAACGGCCAACCTTAATCGCTACGGCGACGTAGTTACACAGTAGGAGAACGCATGACTAACAACTATACCCCGCAGGTGGATTACACCTCTCGTGACTATGCGGCTATCAGCGCTGACCTACAGAACCTTATCCCTAACTACCTGCCAGCATGGACTAACCGCGACCCATCTGACTTTGGTATCACGCTTATTGAGCTGTTCTCATATATGGGAGACATGCTGTCGTACTACATCGACCGCTCAGCTAACGAAGCTTTTTTGACTACTGCTAGCCAGCGTCAAAGTGTTCTTCAAATTGCTAACATCTTGAACTACAGCCCCAAGCCTCTTGTAGCTTCTACCGTTCAAGTTACCTTCAGCAACTCAACCACCTCTAGCATTACTGTTCCAGCTGGAACCCAGTTAGCCACAACAACTGTGGTCAACAGCCAAAATCAACAAATTATCTTTGAAACCATTTTGGACGTTATTGTGCCAGCAGCATCGGGTGGCGTACCAGGTTCAGAAACAACAACGGTACGTGAGGGTCAAACTATTTCTTCTGACCCTATCCAGCTATCTGACGGACTTGCTAACCAAATATATCAGTTAGTACAAAGCCCAGTGGTAGGCGACCAAATTACCGTGACGGTAGATGGCTCTCCTTACCAACAGGTTACTAACCTGTTTGATTCTGGTTCAAACGATGCTGTTTACTCTACAAGCGTTGACGCTAATAACAATACCTATATTATTTTTGGCGACAACATCAGCGGTCAGATTCCTCCGCTAAACTCTCAAATCCAGTTTACTTACGTTGTTGGAAGCGGAGCCGCTGGAAACGTTGCAGCTGGCTCAATCAACAAAATTCTTAACCTTAACGTCAGTGGATTGAATGTTTCGCAAGCATCTGCCTCTACAGGTGGCGCTGACGCCGAGTCAACTGATTCTATTAAGAACAACGCTAACTCAGCAATCGCTACCCTTAACCGCGTTGTGTCTTTGGAAGATTACGCAAATAAGGTAACCAGCGGAGTTGCAAACGCCAACAAGGTAAACGCTGTTTCTAGTGTGTACACAGCAGTTACCCTGTATGTAGCTCAAAAAGGTGACCCTGGAATTGACCCATTAACCTCGAGCCCAACGACTAACTTTGTTACTTTATCCGCGGCAACTAGCGCTTACTTGCAAGGACTTACCCCGCCTAACGTAACCGTAACAGTCTTGCCACCAACCTACGTACCTATTAACGTTACGGTAGCAATTACAGCCCCAAGTAACGTTAGAAACAGCACGGTTCAGACCGCAGCAACCGCCGCTATCAACAACCTGCTGACCTTTGACGCCACTTATTTTGGCGAAACTGTTAAAGTAGATGATATACGAACAGCTTTATACGGCCTAAATAGTCATAACACGCAGGTCTCAAACATAAGCTTTACGACAGTAGCACGCTCTGGAAACTCAGGGGCTGCCGATGTTGTTTGCGCTCCTAATGAGATACCAGAGTCAGGAACAATTACCGTTACCGTCACAGGTGGAATCTCGAGCTAAGGATAGGCAATGACGACACTTACACCGTATTACCCAGGGAACATCGCGCCCTTTACGACGCATGTTAACGTCACTGAAATCATTGACGCCTCGCACCCTAACAAAATTCAGGTTGAAGTAGTTGCTCTTGAGTCTACCTTGGGAACAAATCCAGCTTTGGCTGGTGCCTTTAACGGCTCATTGACTACGTCGTCAAGCACAAGCAATCCAAATGTATCCTCTAACATCTACATTACTAGCGGTACTCAGTTTAACTCTGTGTCCGACCGTATTACTAACGTAGAAAACTTAGCTGTTGCTGCCTACGCGGCAGCTGGTGCCCCCACACAAGTGAACAATTTATATGCACTAAACGTTTTTGGCGGAATCTAACTAAAGGATAAATCGTGGCAACGTACGGCATCGATTACTACGGAAAATCGTTTTATGGCAATAAGAGTCTTGCCAACTTTGACGCGACCCCATTTACAGCCAGCCCAATTGACTATGGCAAGATTTACCTTTCATGGAACACCCCTACAGGTGACTGGTCAGGAATTCGCCTTATTAGAAACACTTACGGATTTCCTGAGACAGCCGATGACGGAGTTGTTCTTGTAGATGCTTTGTATGGAGCAGTGTCCCCTGATTTCTACGACCCATCTCCAGTAGGTTACGCAGGTACGTTACCTACGGGCCAGTACTTCTATTACTCAATCTTTGTAAAAGACACTGGCACTGGCCAATGGTTGCGTGCAGGAAACGCCGCTGGCTTATCTGTCAAGAGCTATGACTCAGGTACAACCATGTATAACTACTTACCTGACATATATAAAGTACCTAATCTTGACGATGCGGTAGACGGTTCAGATAACCCAACGCTTCAAGGATTCTTAAACCTATTTGGATTTTACTACGACATATTCAGAACAGAAACAGAAATCATCACAGACCGATATAACATTCAAAAGGTCCCTGGCAGCTTACTTCCAGGAATGATGCAACAGTTTGGTCTTCAGTTTCAACCTGAACTAGGGTTTAAGAGGGCTCGTTCCTTACTGGCAAATACTGTCCACATCAACCAGTCAAAAGGCAGCTTTACTGGAGTACAGGACTACATAAAGGCCTTTACTGGTAACGCGGCTACTATTACTATGGGCAAGAACTTAATGCTTGACATCAACGACTCGTCCTTTGAGCAAAGCATTGGCTCATGGACAGCTACGAATGCCACACTTTCGCACTACACGCCACCTTCTATTAGCGCATGGGCTATCAGTGCAAGCACAAGCACAAGCGTTCTAACTCTTACTGTAAGCAATACCTCGGAGTTCACAACAAGCAGTACTGTAGAGGTATACGGTGCAACTCAGATTAACGGCTCGTATACCGTTACTGGCGTAACAACAAGCGCAATAACAATGGTGACTGCTACCCCATACTCCACAGCTCAATCTGGCACTGGTGGCTACGTCTCCTATCGAGCCCCATACAATGAGACCAGTAACCCTTATTCCAACAACTCACGCCTTGGTTCGCTAAAGGTTGTTGCCGCTGGCTCTTCAACAATTACCTTAAAGTGCTTAAACACCTCATCAGCAATTGCTGTAGGTAACGTACAAAACAAAGTAGTTACTACTACCTACTATCAAACCCCCGTTACCCACGGCATTCCTGTTACCTCAGGTACCACCTACACCTTTAGCTACAAGGCATGGTCAGATGCCATTGCTCGTAGCTTTACGGCAGGTATGAGCTGGTACGACCGAACAGGCACAATCATCGGCAGCGCCTCTGTTTCATCCCCTACCACATCTACCACCACAGGGTGGACTACGTTGTCACAAAGTGCCAGCGCCCCTAGCGGTGCCATTTTTGCTGTTCCACAGATTACGATTGCCAGCCCATCAACCAGTCAAGTCCATTACATTGATGCGGCTCAGTTTGAGGCGTCAGCTTCAGCTACATACTTCCAAGAGTCTCGTCAGCTACAAATAAAGGTACAAGCTGACCGAGTCAACGAACTCAAGAACCCTAACTTTGAGTACAGCACAATTGCCCCATGGACAGCTACTAATGGAACCCTTGAAATAGCAACAGACGAGCTTGTATCAAGCGACTCGCCCAATATCCCAGTTAGTGATGGAGCTGGGGAAATTTACTCCACATCTACCTCAGCCGTAACTGTCAGCTCTGCCGCTACCTCTGCGGACTACATGCCTATTCTTCCAAACGATTCCTACACCTTTAGCGGGTACGTACGCATGTCTAGTGACGGTACCCCTACGGCTCAAACGGTTTTTGTGGAGATTGACTGGTACGACAGCACCAACACCCTCATCTCTTCAGATTTTAGGGCCA